GGCATCATGCTTTACCAGGAAGACGTTCTAGCTGTTGCTAAGGACTTAGCTGGATTTACTGTTCCAGAAGCAGATGATCTTAGAAAAGTTATCGGTAAAAAGCAGATGGATAAAATCCCTAAGCTTAGAAAGAAGTTTGTTGACGGCTGCTTAGCAACGGTTGATATCACAGAAGATAAAGCTAATAAAATATTTTCTGACATTGAATACTTTGGTGGCTATGGTTTTAACAGAGCTCACGCAGCAAGTTATGCGATGGTCTCCTATATCACTGCTTACTTAAAAACTCATTATACAGCAGAGTACATGGCAGCTCTACTAACATCCGTTGCTGGAAATAAGGATAAGTCAGCACTATATCTTTCGGACTGTAGAAACCTTGGTATAAAGGTAGCACCTCCGTCAATTAATTTTTCTATGCACGACTTTGAAGTTGTTTCTGACACAGAAGTTCTTTTTGGTCTTTCTGCAATCAACGGTATTGGCCCAGCAATAGCAGACGCAATTATTAATTGTAGAAATTCAGATATGCCCTATGAATCAATGCACGACTTCATGAGAAGATGCGATTCTGTTATTTTAAAAAAATCAACGATAGAACATCTGGCTGCATCTGGAGCTTTTGATGAACTTATATCTTTAACCGAAGACATTGAATTGAATAGAAGAAGAGAGTTAGAAATCCTAGAAAGAGAAAAGAGTGAACTTGGTATTTACGTATCAAAGCACCCTATAGAGGGTGTCTGGGATGCTATTAAACCAAAGATCGATTCTGAAATCTTTGATCTTTCAGATTACTCTGCTGGTTCTAAGGCAAAAATTGGTGGAGTTATAACTTCTTGCAAGAAAATGATCACCAAAAAAGGGATGAAGATGTTCAAGATGAACATAGAAGATTTAACTTCTGGAATTGAAGTTATTATTTTTCCCAAAGAAGCAAGACAAATGGAAGATGATTTCTTTTCAGAAGGAGACATCGTAATATTTAACGGCACTGTTTCCAAAGAGGGAGACGAAGAAGCTTCTACTGTTAAATTAATTTATACATCCTGCGAAAAAATAGATAGCGCAATACTTACTGGTAGTAGACCTATAATTTTAAAAGCTGATTCAATGGTATCTAATGAAAACATACAATCTATATATGATATAATTAATGCAACAAATGGCGCTTCCACTGTATTTTTAGAAATGACAGATGGAATCAAGAAGTATAGTTTTAGATTTAATAAAACTACTTCTCTAAAAATAGAAGATAAATTACAATCAATAATTAATTTAGGATAAAGAATGATTAGTCAGGTAACAATAAATCCAACGCATAAACCTTGCTGGGTATTCTGTTCCTCGTGCAACAGATGCCAAGACAAGGGTAGATACAGTAAGTGCGGAGACTGTAGTGGTAGGTATGATCCAAACTTAAAAATTCTTCCACACCCAGATGATTTCTGCGACTGCAAAAATGGTGTTCTTAGATGGAGAACTCAAGAGGGTAGAATAATTATCACTAGGTTCAAGTCAAATCCGTTCAAAGGTAAGGTTACCTATGAGAAAAAATCAGAAGATGAAAGAGATTGGGACTCTTATGTTAGAGACATGAGAGAAAAGCTCAATGACCCAAATTGGAACCCCATAACTATAGTCGAGGATTAATTTAATATGATTTCAGAATCAGGAAGAATTACAAAAGGTTCTGCCACTCTAATAGAGTACGCAGAGACAGAGAATGCAATTCCGGATAAATTCTTTTTACAAAGTGGAGTAGTTGGCCTTTATGCTTCTGCTCAAGAATTAAAAGATATTTACACCATACTTCACTACTATCTAAATATAGAAGATCTTAGTAAGTGTAAGATTAAAATTGGAGATGAATATGTCGATATTTAATAATGATGATTTCATGGAAATTGCAGAAACAGGATGGATGCCAGTAGGCGACGGATGCTATTTAAATAAGTTTAATTGGCACACTATTGATCAAATTGGTAGAGAATATGACAAAGATGGTAATTTAGTTTATGACCCAGAAAGAAATAATGACCAAGATTAAAGTTAGATCAATACAAGATTTAGATCCACTGGAGAAGTTGTGTCTTACTGACTTTTCTTATTCAAGGCTTGATACTTACAAGATGTGTCCAGCTAAATATTTTTATAGTTACATACAAAAAGAGCCAAGAACTTTCAATGATGCAGCAGTTCTTGGGAACATAGTACACTCTGTTTTGGAAGAGTGTTTAGATAATAAGTCTGAACTGAATCTTGAGCAACTGCAAGAAGAGTATGTAAAGCAAAAAGAAAGCTACGATCCAACTGGCAATATACCGGAGAATTTAATTTCTGTTGGATCCGAGATTCTTAATGAGTTCTATGACAAGCACTATGAAGATTCGTTTGATATATATGACAAAGAATTTGGCTTTAGTTTTGTTATAGGTAACTATCTTGTTAATGGATTCATAGATAGAATAGATTTTTATGATGACAATACGATAAATATCATCGACTATAAAACTCGGAAAATGGGAAGTAACACAAAAAGAAGTCCCAACAAACCTTCAGCTAGGCATTTATGCACTAGCCGTGTCACTTGCTTTTCCAGATAAAGACATTAGAGCGGAACTTTACTACCTAAGATCGGGTAGAAGAAAAGCCCATACCTTTACGAAGGAAGATATTGAACAGGTAAAAGTTTCTCTGCTTGAAAAGATCAATCAGGTAATTGACGATAACTCTTTCTTGCCAACATCCAATGAAAGAAACTGCACGTTCTGCGACCACGCTAAATCCAGAGCTTGTCCAACTGGTGTTGCGAGATTAAAAAGAATGGGTAAAATATAAAAGCCAGGGCTTAATGCCCTGGCCAATATATTTAAGCTCAAAAGCTCAGTTAGAATGATTCTACTGGGTTCTCCATTGCGTCGTCAGCGAGGGAGAAGCTGTTCTCTACCACAAGCTTTGTAGCTTCCTTGTGGCTGAAACCAACCTGAGAGAGTCCCTCAATGACGTTCTCGTTGATATTCTGACTGATGCTGTTGATGATTGTGTTTAATGTGTTCATAGTGGCCATAATACCATCTATCTCCTTGGTTTGCAACCTGTTGGTTGGATTTTTTTTGTATTTTTATTTGTTGTAAAGTATAATATTAATAACATCTAGTAGACCTTGAGGTTACCATGAAGGATTACCAAATAACAACTCCAGAAAACTTTTTTTTGGAGAGATCTAAGCTTAAAAAACATCCTAATTTTTCCAAGCTCAAGAATGACTACATTGATCTGCATATTCTAGAGGATGAAAACAAGAAAACAACTTCGACCAAAGGAAATGCGTATAAAAATACTAAGTCCGGATACAGGCCAGATCTTGGAATTAACCTGAGGTCAAATTGGGAAGCAAACTTTGCAAGGATACTTAATGCGTACAAGATCAATTTTGATTTTGAACCAGTTGTATTTCCATTTCCAATTAAAAAAGGCACAAAAGCTTATACTCCTGATTTTTATATACAAAAATCTTCAGAGTGGATTGAGCTCAAGGGTTACCTAGATGATAAAAGCAAAATAAAACTTAAGAGATTTAAAAGATATTACGCAGAAGAATTCAGTAAACTAACATTCATAATAAGTAAGTACTCCAGCGAAGCCAAAAAGTTCGCAGCAGAAATAGAAATACCGTATGTTGTTTACTACGAGGATATAAGAAATTTTTATGCAGATAAGATACCCTGCTGGGAAGGAAAATAATGGCATCCTACAAAGAGCAATACTACTCTTTGAGCGAAGAAGAGATGCAGGACTTAATAGCTAAAGCTAAAAAAGGTCAATCTAACGCTCAATATGAATTATTAAAAGTGTTTAATAATTTCCTAACAAAGTACGTAACAATGTTGTATTACGGAAAATATAATTTATCCGACTATGACATCAGAAGGTTTACTTCATTATTTGTTAAAGATAACTTTGTTAGATTTAACTTGATGAAAAATCAACTTAATCAAGCCGGCTATAAGCACGTAAACGAATGTCTACGACGGCATTACCTATATGGCAAAAAGATATGGAGACGAAGAGGATGTCAGGCAAACTGTAAATATGACATTCTTTCAGTGCATAACTAGATACCAAAGAAGGGATTCAGAAAAGGGTCCTATTCCATTTAGTGGATTTTTGTACAGTTATTTCTTTTACCTGTTAAAGAAGAATGTTGATACATTTTTAATTGATCAACTTGGAAGAAAGACTTTTCCATTATTAGCTGATGATGATAATTCAGAAGAGGACGAAGAAGCTCAACCTGGATTCAAGGCTCCGCCAGTTGAGTATACCATAGATCAGATGCTGGGAACGCAAGAGGTAAATGAGCTTTGGGTTCTTGGTCAAGATTGCTATCCTCCATATGATCATCTGACTGTTCAAGAAAGACAGTTGATAAAGTGGAGATATGTTGATAGCATGAAGTCTTCAGAGATTGCCCAAGTCATTACTGAACATCCAAATACAGTAAGAGATCACATATCAAAGGTCAAGCTCAAGATAAAAGATGCTATAATAGAGAACAACATGGAAGATTTAGTTTCTATATTTAAACTGGAAGATTAATGAACCTTCAATCAATAGAAAAACTTAATGATTTATTATCAGAATTCTTAAGTCCGCAAATAACAGAGATACTAGACGCTTATGGATCTGGCTCTTCTTCGGAACAATACTTTGTTAACATACCAGAGTCAGATGCAGTAGACATGACTTTAGCTGACCTAGCTTCCTTGGTTGCTAGAACTTCAAATGTCTACGGAAGAGTCACGAGATTCGCCGGCATGTCTAGGGCATATTATAAGATATGCGAAGGAAAGTATAAGAAAGTCTACAAGTCAAATAGAACTGGCAAGAACGAAGCAGAGAGAGAAGCAAATGCCCTTGAGGCTGCAGAGGAACAGTACACAGCTATGGTTACGGCAGAGTCTGTTGTTCAGTTAGCAGAGTCAATGGAGGGTGCTGCACGAATAGCATCTGAATCTGCAAGAAAACTCCTTGATAAAGTTCAATCAATGCAGATAGCTTCATACAGAGAGGAGAAGGGGTCCTACTTAGATAGTGACTTCAGTACTTATTAATATATGTATATTGCACATTATAAATCTGTATCTTCACCAGAAGAATTCTTTTCTACTTCTAGAGATACTTTAGATTTTCCAACTCAAGTAGAATTTGACAATAAAAGATATCTTTTAAACGCAACACATCATGTATCCTCAGAGTCACAACTGGCTAGAATAAAGAACTTTGCTAAGATTAATCATATTAGATATGATGTTAAAGTATGAATATAGAAGTTTTCTGTGACGGAGCTTCTAGGGGGCAAGGCCAAAAAAAGTTTGGAGAAGCCGCTTGTGCTGTTGTTGTTCATAAAAACAGAAGAAAGATTGCACAATTTGCTAGAGGGCTAGGCGCAAGAACTAATAACGAAGCAGAATACGAGGCAGTGATTGCTGCGCTTCTCATGTGTTCTATGTCTGA